CAAAATCCCGTTACGAAGGGCCTGTCGTCGAGCTCGTGACTAGAAGTGGGCGGAATGTTGCCGTCACCTGTAATCACCCCGTAATGACCGATAGAGGGCTGGTAGCGGCTGGCAAGATCGTGGAAGGAGATAATCTTCTGGCATACGGATTCAAGGCAGAAAACCCTGTTGGGGTATCTGCACTGGACAATGAGCAGGGATATTCCTGCATTGAGGATATCTTTAGCTCGCTCGTGGAGTCTGGCCATGTAGGGCCTGCTGGGGTGGGTGCTGTAGATTTCCACGGCGACGCTAGGTTCATGAAGGAAAACGTCGATGTTGTAGTGGCTGAACGGGTATTGCCCAGTGGCTGCAACGCCAAGCTGGCCAAGACGCTCGATGACCTCTCGCTCGTACATTCCAATCCGGCAATTGGTCATGCTGATGGCTCTCTTCTCTCGAACTTCAAGAGTGTCTATTTGGCCACGCCTAGCCACGTGGGCGGCAGTAGCTCGCTTCTTTCTGAAGCTGGGGTCGAGCTTGGAGGCGCTGAGCTTTGCGGCATCTGCGTAGCTACGCCAGGAGAGGCCGAGCCGCTCGAAGTTCCGGGTTATGGCGATCCTAGAGATTCCGTATTCGCAACTGAGCTGCTGAACAGTCTTTCCTGCGATGTGCTCGGCGTGAATTGCATGAAAGTCGATCTTGTCAGCAAGGCATCTGACGAAAGCGCCGCTCTCCTTGAGGAAGCGCCTGATGACGTGAGCGCTAACTCCTCGTCGGTGCCCGATGACGCGCGGGGCATCACCGAGCTGATATTCCTTGATGATGTCGTCAGCGTCCGCAAGTACCACTTTTCTGGTCATGTGTTCGATCTCCAAGAGGTAAGCGGGCTCATGGTATCGAATGGCCTAATTGCGAGCAACTGCAAATGCAGTCAGGTTGAGGTGCTGGTCGATGCCGACGGCAAGCCACTGGTGCCGGCCATCATCGAGCGCGCCAAGTCCACCAAAACGAAAATGGAAGCCCGCGGCTATGCCTGGGCGAAGGAGTAAGTCATGGCGCGCAGCCGGCCCACCCTGCAGGTCAACCGAGCCCAGGCCGGGCAGATCCAAGTCAACATCACCACTCAGGTGAACAGCAAGACAATCCGCCGCGAGCAGCACAACGGCCGCGAGCATCTGGTGTTGCCGTCCTACACCCTTCCGGCGAACGTGATCATGAACGGCGGTCTCTACACCGCCGAGCAGATCGACAAGCACTACCAGGCGCTGGAAGGGACGCTGGCTCCGCTGGGCCATCCGGCCGTCAACGGCCAGTTCGTTTCGGCGTTCTCGCCCGAGGGCATCAACGTCGGGCACGTCGGCGCCTGGAACCGCAACGTGAAGAAGGCCGGCAACCGCATCTACCTCGAAAAGTGGGTGGATGCCGAGTTCGCCAAGAACACCGAAGGCGGCCGCGAGCTGCTGGCCCGCGTCGAGGCGCTGGAGAAGGGCGAGGACGTGCCGCCGATCCATACCAGTGTCGCGGCATTCCTGCAGCGCCTTGAGCCGAACGATCAGCAACGCGCCATGGGCGCCGAGTGGGTCGCAGAGATCGCCTCAATGGACCACGACGCCATCCTGCTGCACGAGGTTGGCGCGGCCACCCCTGAGCAAGGCGTCGGCCTGATGGTCAACGCCGACCAGGCGCAGACGCTGCAGACCAATTCCGGCGCGCTGATTGGCGAGTCGTTCCGCCAGAAGGAGCAGCGCCTCGACCAGGCAGCCAAGCAGCGATTCGCCACTGGCGCCGACGACTACGCCTGGGTGGCGGATTTCACCGACTCGCAGGCCGTCATCATCCGCAACGGCGGCGCCGCTGAAGTGTACGGCTACAAGGACGAGGGCGGACAGATCACCTTCGCAGACACCGGCACCGCAGTACAGCGGCAAGAGAGCTGGGTCACGGTCGTGGCCAACAGCATCAAGAAGATTTTCCAACCGCAGGCCCGGCCTGCAACCAACCAGCAGGAGGGCGACATGCCTCTGACCCCCGAAGAAAAGGCCGAGCTCGTCAAGGAAATCGGCGCCAATACCTCCGAGGCCATCAAGGCCCTGGCGGACACCGTAATCAAGCCCCTGGCCGACAGCGTTACCGCCCTGTCCGCAAACCACCAGGCCCTGGCCGACTCCCTGACCGCCAACCAGCGCGCCGAGGAAGACAAGATGCGCGAGGCCGTCAAGGCCAAGCTCGGCGAAGTGGTCGCCAACGCGCTGCAGGGTGACGCGCTGCGCGAGGCGTTCAAGCAGTGCGGTGACGCCGCCGCCATCGCCGGCAACTCCGCCACCACCGCCGCCGGCCTGACCGCCGATGTGGACAACCTGCCGAAGGAGTAAGCCATGCCCCGTTACCGCCGCGTCAACATCGACGGCAAGTCCCTGTTCAAGACCGAGACTCGCCTCGTATCCGCCGACCTTCTGCCGGGCACCTTCGTCGTCATCAACAACGATAATGAGTTCGAGGCCGCCCCGTCCGGCGCGCTCGGTCGCGTCTACGTGCTGGGCGCTGCCGAGCATGAGGGCCTGACCATCGCCCAGGCCATCCCCGAGGGCCATTCCGCTGTCGGCAACTACGTCGAGGATGGCCGCGAGCTGGCTGTTCTGGCTGTCGCTGGCACCTACAAAAAGGATCAGCCGATCAGCGTTGGCTCAAACGGCCAGGCCGCGGGCGGTTCCGCAAACATCATTGGCTTCTGCCAGGACGACGCCTCGTTTGCTACCGCCGACTTCATCCGCGTGCGCATGCGCAGCGCTCCGGCCGCCGCCGCCGTGACGGGCGTGGATGTCAGCCCGGCAACTGCCAGCATCGCCGTCGGCGCCACCGCCCAGCTGACCGCCACAGTTGCCCCGGCCGCCGCAAGCTCTGCCGTCACCTGGAGCACATCGGACAGCGGTGTCGCAACTGTTGACGCCGCCGGCCTGGTCACTGGCGTGGTTGCGGGAACTGCAACCATCACTGCCACCAGCGTAGCGGACGGCACCAAGACCGACACCGCCGCCATCACTGTCACTGCATAAGGAGAAGGGCGCATGTTCCTTACCCAGCAATCCCTGGCGGCCCACCCCCGCCTGATGCAGCACTACCAAGAGCTGCAAGCCAACCGCAACATTCTCGCGGCGCAGATCTCCGGCATGGTCAACGGCCACCGCAGCCAGATGACCGCCAACATGCTGGAAACCAACGCCGCCATGACCCCGACCCAGCAGTTCTGGGCCGAGGTGGATCGCCAGACGATCCAGATGCGCGACCAGGAAACCGGTATGGAGATCGTCAACGACCTCCTGCGCGTGCAGACCGTGCTGCCGGTCGGCAAGACCGTGAAGCTGTACCAGATCGCCGGCGACATCGCCGAGGATGTGGCGATCAGCATCGATGGCCAGGCCCCGTACAGCTTCGACCACGCCGACTATTCCTCGGACGGCGACCCCATCCCGGTGTTCACTGCCGGCTACGGCGTGAACTGGCGCCACGCCGAGGGCATGCGTACTGTCGGCATGGACCTGGTGCTGGACAGCCGCGCCGCAAAGCTGCGCAAGTTCTACAAGGAAGTGGTCGGCTACATGCTCGACGGCAGCGACAAGATCAACGTCGACGGCAAGGCAGGCCAGGGCCTGAAGAACCACCGCAACACCATCAAGGTCAACCTGGGTGCTGCCGGCGCCAACATCAACCTGACCACCGCCACCCAGGCGCAACTGGCCGCGTTCTTCACCTCCGGCGCCTTCGGTACTGCCGCGCGCAACAACTTCGTCGATGCCTACGACGTGCTGTGGATCTCCCCGCAGATCATGGCCAACCTGATGAAGCCGGCAACCGTGAGCATCGGTGGCGACACCCTGCTGAGCGGCGGCACCGTGCTGGATGCCATCAAGCCGTTCATTCCGGCCCGCGAGGTTCGTCAGACCTTCAAGCTCAGCGGCAACGAAATCCTCGGTTACCAGCGCCGCCAAGATGTCGTGTCCCCGCTGGTCGGCATGGCCCTGGGCGACGTACCGCTGCCGCGCCCGCTGCCGCAGACCAACTTCAACTACCAACTGATGTCGGCCATGGGCCTTCAGATCAAGCGCGACGGCGAAAACCGCTCGGGCGTGATCTACGCCGCTGATCTGACCTAAGGGGGTATGGCATGGCCAAGTACGAAGTGGTGCGCGCCTGGCACGGCGTGAAAGTCGGCGATGTGGTGGAGACCGACAAGCTCCATCCGGCGCTCAAGCCGAACGTGCGGCTGATCTCTGGCAAGGTCGCAAAGCTGGAGGCGGCCACCCCGGCAGCCGCATTCGGCGAACCGAGCAAGGGCGATGTCGCCAAGCGCCTGAAGGAGCTGGGCATCAAGTTCGACGGTCGCGGCAGTCTGGAAGATCTCCAGGCCCTGTTGCCGGAAGGCGATCCGTTCAAGCCGAAGGCCGAGTGATCGGCGCATGACGAGAGGCCGCCTTCGGGCGGCTTCGTCGTTTCCGGCCCTGTAAAAACGGGGCCACCTATTCAAGGAGTCGGGCATGGTCACTGCCGAACAGGCGCAGCAGTATCTGCGCAGCCAGGGCATTGAGCTGCCCGATTTCATCCTGGCCGCTCTGGTGGAGCAGGCCAACAGCATCGACGCGTGCCTGGCTGAGAGCTACTCGCCGGCAACCGCGCTGCTGATCCAGATGTATCTGCTGGCCCTGATGGGGCTCGGGCAGGGCACGCAGTACCTGAGCAGCCAGACCGCGCCGTCCGGCGCGTCGCGATCGTTCCGGCACCTGTCGTTTGCTGACCGCTGGAAGGGCGCCCTGGCGCTGCTGCGCGGCCTGGACAAGCACGGCTGCGCGGACGGGCTTATTCCGCCTGACCCGACCGCCACCGCTCACGCCGGCCTGTGGGTGGCGAAGGGGGGCTGCAATTGAGCAAGACAGCCAATTGGTCCTACACGAACACGGCGGCCATCAAGCCGTTCGTGTCCATCGACCTGATGACGCAGGAATCGGTTTACGGCGAGGAATACCAGATCGCGTGCACCTGGGAAGCCAAGAGCGAAACGGTGCGCGACGCCGGCGG